TATGTAACAATGGCTAAGATTGATTCATTAGCTAAACAAAACGCCGGTCAGGCTCTCAGAATAGCCGATTTAGAGGCACAACTCAGCTTGATTCAAGCACAACAGCAGCAGCAACAGCAGTCAGCAGAAGCGCCGATTCCAGGTGAAGAACCTGTCTTTGAAGAAGTTGACGAAGCGCACTAGGTGATTTATGCAACAGGAAGCCAAATCTATAATGGATGCAGTTGCCGTTAGCGGTGGCGTTGCCAGTCTAGCTGGCTGGCTCCCTGACATTGCGGCCTTATTAACTATTGTGTGGCTGTCAATCCGCATCTGGGAGTCCGATACTATTAAGCGGATTTTTGGCAATAAGGATGGCAGCGATGGAGACCCTTGACGCTCTCGGCGCTATCTGGCCAGTTGCATTTGGATTTGTGACGCTAGTGATCGTACTAGCAAAAATGCACAGCGATATTGAGCAGATAAAAGAGAAAGTTCGGACGTTATTTGAACTGTTTAATAACAGGAATAAATAATGCCAGAAATTAACGACAACACAACCATTGAGATTCCGATTCGGAACTTAGTGGCGATCATCGCTGGCGTAATTGTCGCGGTGATCGGATATACAGAAGTGACTAATCGCATAAGCGTCCTAGAACGTCAGATAACGATTCTTGAAGTAGATCTAAAGATGAACTCAGAGTTTCGTATTAAGTGGCCTAGGGGCGAATTAGGCGCGTTACCTGATGATCTATTGCAGAATTCACAGATAGCCGCGCTGGACAAGGTTGTTGGGCTGAATACGGATTTCAGAAACAACTGGGCACCTCCTGCGGAAGTGCAAGAAAGCATTAGAATAAACTACGCTCAAGAAATTAGGCTGGAACATCTGGAAGGAGAGTTGGAGGAAATGAAAGCAAGCAAATGAAGTTTATATTAATTATTATGATCGGGAGCTGGGTATCACCTGATCGGATTGAGTTTGACACCCTAGAAGAATGTGAGATTGCAGCGGAAAAATTAACATACGGCAAGATCGTAACGGCTTGCGAAATAGGAGATAACTATGCTGGAGTATCTGGAAATAGCGACAACCCTAGTCGCCCTTTGTAGCGCCATTTGTGCAGTAACCCCTACACCTAAAGATGACAAGATCATTGCAAAGGTCTACAAGGTTCTAGAGATGTTCGCACTTAATGTAGGCAAGGCTAAGCAGTGATAGACAAGCTGATAGGTCCCGTTACGGGACTGTTAGACAAGTTCATTGAGGACAAAGACCAAAAGAACGCCTTGGCGCATGAAATTGCAACGATGTCGCAGAAATACGCGCAAGAAATTGCTAAGGGGCAGATGGCTATCAATGAGGTTGAGGCGGCCCACAAGTCGCTGTTTATAAGTGGTTGGAGGCCGGCTTTGGGCTGGGTCGCTGTACTTGGGATGTTCGGAAACTACATCACAATTCCATTTACCAACTTTGCTATGGCGCTTTTGGAGATAGACATAACTATCCCACTCATACCTTTAGAGACCATGATGCCTATAGTCATGGGAATGCTGGGGTTAGGTGGGCTTAGAACATTTGAAAAGCACAAAGGCGTACACAGGGATAAGTGATGTTTAAGTATTTTACGTTGGAAGAATTTGCTTGTCAGGAGACTGGTGAAAATGAGATCTCGGAAGAATTTGTTCACGCGCTGGACGCACTACGCCATGAAGCTGGGTTTCCTTTTGTCATTACGTCTGGGTATCGGTCTCCTCGTCACAGTCTTGAAGCTAAAAAGCCTAATGGCGGAGGACAACACACGACAGGCAGGGCTGCTGATATTGCTGTTAGCAGTGGGGTTCAGCGTTATCGTCTGGTTGCCGCAGCTATTAAACTGGGGTTCAGTGGAATCGGCGTGGCAAAAGGATTTGTCCATGTAGATACCAGGACAAGTGCTAGGGTTATTTGGGTCTATTAAAGTTGGCCCCCGAAGGGGCCGTGTGCGGAGGAAGCACGAGAATCCGAGAAGCATACCACGTTCCTTCCTTAAATTAATCACTCAGTTTGTTGACTTATTCGCCATAACCGTTAAAATCTTACCTCCAATATCTATTTGTCTGGAGGAAGACGATGGAACAATCCGAAAACATAGCAGAAATCTCTGCTGCTTTAAGTAAAGCACAAGCCGAAATTCGCAATCCTGCGAAGAACATTCAAAATACGTTCTTAAAGAACAAGTACGCTGACCTAACGTCGGTGCTTAATTGCATCAGACCTGTTTGCGCGGCTAACGGTTTAGCGTTCATGCAGACCGTAGAAGCTTATGGCGACAGGGTAGCGGTAACCTCCCAGGTTACACATTCAAGCGGTCAGTGGATTCGTCAGGTTGCAAGCGTGGCGATCTCGTCTCAAGCCAAGAACCCTATGCAAGACCTTGGGTCTATGGCTACCTATCTCAAGAGGTTCCAAAGTCAATCTATGTTCTCTATCTGTGGGGACGAAGATACTGACGCTCAAGATCTAACGGTTGACACTACAATCGGCATTGAAAACATCTCTGACAAGAAGGTTGCATGGCTGGACGCTTTGCTAGATTCAACAAAGTCTGATCGCAATAAGTTTCTGGAAATTTACGGTGTAAAGGATCTGAAACAATTAACCGAGTCTCAGTTCACTCAGGCTAAGAATCAGCTTCAAGCTAAGAAGCAGAAGCAAATTAAATGATCATTCACAACGTAGATCAAGGCACTGAGGAGTGGTTTAGGCTACGGCTAGGGATGCCGTCAGCGTCTAAGTTCAAGGACCTTGTAACGCCTAAAGGGAAGCCTTCAGCGTCTGGCGAGAAGTATATGTATGAGCTTCTTGCCGAAAGACTGAGTGGTAAAAGAGAAGAAGGATTTAAATCATTCTGGATGCAGCGTGGCAATGACTTAGAGCCACAAGCAGCCAATGTTTTTGAGTTTCAGACCGACTTACCCTGCCGAGAAGTGGGCTTTGTAACCAACGATGATCAGACTGTTGGTTGCAGCCCAGACCGGCTGGTAGACGGTGTAGGTCTTGAGATCAAATGCCCATCACCCGCAGTCCATGTCAAGTATCTTGCAGAGAGTGCAAGTAATGGAAAAATGCCTTCGGAGTATTACGCTCAGGTTCAAGGGACTATGTGGTTAATGGACTTTGACAGGTATTTCTTTATGTCTTATCACCCTGATCACTCAAATCTCATTATGGAGGTAAAACGAGACGATGAGTTCATTGCCGGACTTTCAGCGGCAGTTGAAAAACTACTGGAGGATTTAAACTTAAACTTTGAGAAAATAGGAACTATGTATGGAATATGATAATCGTGGAAAAGTAAGCCTGTGGAAGACTGATAGCCAGCACCCAAAGGCACCTGTATTAAGCGGGAAAGTCGTTGCTCACCGAGACATTAAAGAAGGTGAGACGTTGGATCTTTCTTTGTGGAAGAACGAGAACTCTGGCAACCAGCCGATCATGAGAGGCGAGATGAAGGATGTCTTTAATTCAAGTGCTCCGGCAGCAAGTGGGATTGAAGATGACGACTTACCGTTTTAACTTCGGCAAAAGCCTGAGACTAGCACAGGTGAAACTGGGGGTCAGTTCAATTGAACTGGCTACCCAGATGGGGATTACTAAACAGCAGGTCTCTCAGTGGCGATATAGAGAAGACGCAAAGCTGTCGTTAGTAGTTAAAGTTTGCGCTTATTTGAAGATGGACGTATTTGACTTTTTAAGGCTCGCCAATGACTAATTTATTTGAGAGGTTTTGGTTTGAAATCAGGCTAATCATTGAGGATCTTTGGGATATGCTCAAAGATAAGTTCAATGAGAGGTGAATTCTGGTTAATAAATCATCGTCGGGACATCCCTGACGTTATCAAGAACTTTCATGACAGGTTGAATGAGATGGACTTCAGCCGGCCTATAGCGTGGAAGTTTGAAACGTATTCCACGGTTAGAAGTCTTAGCCAGAATGCTCTATTCCACATGTGGTGTGGGCAGATGTCAGAGTATTTCAGCTCAAAGATCAGCGTGACACCTGACATGGTCAAGAAGCTCATGAAGAATGAGTTTCTTGGCACTGAGAATATCCATGTTGGCAGTACGGTTATTGAGAACCAACTCAGATCAACGTCTACTCTAACGAAAGGTGAGATGCATGACTTTATGGAGAAGGTTTTTCATTGGGGACTTGATAAAGGCGTACAATTAGCCAATCCAGAAGACAGCGAGTTTAGACGTGGCAGAGACGCTCAGGGCTAAGACACTAAAGGCTTTTCAGTTACTCCGGCGTTTGGAGGAAGCAGACGACGAAGGCTATTGCGAGTGTGTGACGTGCGGAGTCGTTAAGCACTACACCGAGGTTCACGGTGGTCACTGGTTGCCGAAAGGTAAGTCTAGTTATTTCTCACTAGATAAGAGAAACGTATGGCCGCAATGCCCTGGTTGCAATTTGTTCGGAATGAAACATGGGGTCGCAGCTCAGAACTATACGATGTTTATGATTGCAAAATACGGAAAATCTCAGGTAGATCAAATGCTTGCAGACTCAGGGAAACCTATTAAACTCTATGCGAGAGATTATCGCGAAATGCTTGCTGAGTTTAATGCCCAAATTAAAGACCAAAGATCACGATTGTTTTGAATGTGGAATCACCGCAGATCACGCGCACCACGTTGTTCCTAGAGTTCTAGGAGGCACAAAGACAGTCAATCTATGCGCTCCATGCCATTCTAAGGTCCATAGCGCTAATTTGACGACCTCGGCCTTAGTCAAGGAAGGTCTGAAAAAACGCAGGGCTAAAGGTCTTTGTGGAGGCGGTAAGGCTATGTTCGGGTACTGGTACGCTGATAACGGAAAAGTTTACAAGAATCAGTACGAACAAAAGGTGATAAAAGGCGTTGTAAAAATGCGCGCCACAGGACTCAGCATGTACAAGATTGCTGATTATTACGCTGAGAAAGGTGTTTTGAACCGAGCAGGGAAGCCCATAAGCAGAAACCAAATTAGAAGGATAATTGAGTATGCGGAAAGATCCGACCCCTGAACAATGGGATGCCGTTAACAAGCCTTTGCATTACAACACCAACGGCGTTGAGTGCATAGACTACATCCAGCAGCAGCTAGGCGATCAGTTCGGGGCGTACTGTCTGGGTAATACAATTAAGTACCTACACAGGCATCAGTACAAGAACAACCCTAGAGAGGATCTGCTGAAGGCTCAGTGGTATCTAAATAAGTTGCTTGAGGTTACGAACTAGAATATAGTAAGTGTGTCGGCGGGGCTACCAACCCCTTTAATGTCCGATTGCAAGTTAGGAAGAACCGTTGTCACAACCGACACGGGTTATATCCTACCATACTAGCAATCCTCATTGAATACCCCGCTAACGGACAGTGGCGCTAAACTGTGCGTCCAATCTAAATAGCAGTAATCCGTGAGCACGTTGTAGGTCTGACCACTTGACCCGATTCACGTCCTTGAAATGCAGCAGACCCCAAGCGGGGGTTGTAGGAGTTGCGTCCTACAAGAAAGCGAAAGCTATGAGTACCACATCGTAAGATGTACACATGTAAGACCTACAGCTATTAGCGCTAGCCATGGTTATGTGTTGCAACAGGGAAAAAGTGGAGCTGTGCCTAAAATAAAGGAGAAGAGAATGCAGTGCAATTGCGGAGGAGAAGTTACGCGAGAGATTAGAGAAATAAAAACAAATGCCAAAGCTAAGGAATGGATGGACGGTGCGGACGTAGTTGCGCCAGTGATACTGCATCATTCTAGGTGTGACGCTTGCGGCAGAGAGGGACGGATAGTTCATAGCATGCAAGGTGATGAGCTGTACCGGAAAGGGCTTTAATG